ATTTGGCGATGNNGTACTCTGCTCTGCGACTATAACAAAAGAAATCGCAGAGGTTGGCAGAAATGACCAACCCCCCGAAAGGGAGTAACAAGAAGGAACACCATAACAGTTGAAACCCTATTTGAGAGGGTTATGCAGAGACGGCTTGATGAACCCCAAAACTGGAGGGAAATGTGCAATGTGGAGATGACCAATACCGGCGTTATTTCTTCGACCTATGTTTCTACGTCCGGCGGATGGGCTGCTACAGCCGGTCTTACCAGAGGTACTGCGTTTGACCCGACTGATGTCGCACAGACTGCGGATACTCTTACAATTTCAACAGGCCGTCATGTTACGACCTACTTTGACTTTGCAGACCTTTTGCAGTCCCCGTGGACCACAGAAGAGCAAATCTACTCACGAGCTGGTGCGCGATTGGGAGAATACATCGAGAACGCGGTTCTTGCGCGATACGGAAGCTGGAGGGATATTGGCTTGGCTGGAGGCGTATGGACAGACAATAACGCAACAGTAGGAGCGGTCTCCGCTTCCAATGTAGACGACCTCGCTCGCCTTATGCGTCAAGTAGTCAGGGAGCAAAACGGCCAGGAGTTTCTTGGCTCGAACGGCATCGGGGGAGTTGTTGACCCGATTTCTTTTGCGTTTGTTGAGGCTTTTGCCCAGGCTAACGGTTTCGAATCCGCAGACCAAGCCCTTAAAAAAGGCCTTGCCCCGCAGGTTCACTATCTCGGCGTAACCTGGTATGTCTCGAACCAAAACACCGCAGACCATGCGATGGGAGGCGTTAGGAAAATCGAACGAATCGGAATCCTCAAGGGAACATTTGGCAAAATGCACAAGTTTCCCGGTATCGCAGGAACTTCAGGAGGCATCCAATCAGGTATCGCTTATCACACTAGAGTTGATATAGGTCACTTGACCTCAACGGCTCACAAAGAGTTGGTATTCGATATCAATGATTCGAATAGCTAAGATTGCGAGTTTCCTCTGTCTCGCTTGTAAGGGACAGAGATAAAAACACAATTACTTATGGGTCTAAATTAAAAAATGATTTTTCCTTCTAGCATTTTTGAATATATTGCCGCCGAAGAAACAATATACCAAACCCGTGAAGTAACTTTAGGGGAGAACTGGACATGGAATTTTTCACAACATATCAGTTTGAGTTTTCACATGAAATGGGGAAAGTATTTGAAATCCACCAACGATCCGCATCTTAAACAACCTTACAACAATATCATTCTTCCGATTTTAGAGTTCAGATATTCCGCAGAAGACAGGGACGTGAAAGATATAATCTTTGAAACCGAAGACCCAGAACAACAACATCTTTCGTTTCTTATTAAAAAGTATTGGGATGATGTATTTACCATTGAAAACAACCTCGATGACTTCTTGGATGACGCTATCGAAGAAAAGGTTGATTATGGCGGATGTTTAGTAAAGAGGGGCGCGGGGGCGGTGCCTGAAGTAATACCCTTACAAACCATCGCGTTTTGCGACCAGACGGATATTTTAGGCGGCCCGATAGGATTCAAGTTTAACTTCTCTCCCGAAGCACTTAAGCTGAAAGCAAAAGAAGGGTGGGGAGACAAGAATAAAGGCGCAGAGATAACGATTGACGACCTTGTATTTCTCGCTACACAAGAGAAAGACCCCGTAAATACCGAAGTAGGAAACCAAAATAGAGTTACAGGGAAAAGCATAGAGGTTTATGTCGTCCGGGGAACTTTGCCTTCCGCGTATCTGAAGGGGATTGATATGGACATCCTAACGAATCAAATTCAAGTAGTTGCTTTTTATTGGGACGAAAAGAATTTGAAACAAGGCGTTACACTCTACAAAGCAACGGAAAAGGAAAACGTCTTGAAGTTCCACTCGCCTAAAAAGGTTCATGGACGAGCGGTAGGATGGGGAGGGGTTGAAGCGTTGCTTGACCCGCAGATATGGGCAAACTTTGCCGAGATTCATAAGAATAATCTCTTAAAAGCCGCTTCTAAAATAGGATTCTTTACTGACGATAGTGCGTATGCGAATCGTAATAAAATTAAGGACATGGAGAACCTTGAAATTACTACGATTAGCCAAGATTCAAAATATGGAATCAGACAAATCCCCAATGCTTCCCCGAATATCCAGTTATTTGACCGCAGAGTTCAGGAGTTGGAAGACCACGCACAGAAATTAGCGGGAGTTACCGATCCGCTTTTGGGTAAGTCGCCTGCTGCTGGCACTCCTTTTCGATTGCAGGAGCGGGTTATTTTTGAAGGCAAAAAGCCCCACGAACGAACCGCAGGAAAGTTTGATAAGTTTTTAGAGGAAATAATCAACGATTGGGTGGTTCCGCATATCGTAAGAAAAATTACCCAAGGCGCGGAGTTTCTTTCAACGCTTACCTCTGACCAAATGGAATATATCTTAAAACAAGTTCCTCGTTCACGTGCGGTGAAAAGGCAGTGGGAAGATGTTTTGTCGGGTGAAATTCCTCAAGACCTTGCGATATATGAAGCGGAAGAAAAACAAAAGTTATTACAAAGAGGCAACCAGCAACCTATCAAGATTCTTAAAGACGAGTTCAAAAACGTAAGGATGAAAGTAAAAATAAGGGTATCGTCAAAGACCAAAGACATGGCACAATTTGTAGATAAACTTACAAATATCTTACGACAGTATTGGTCGCTTCCTCCTGAATTAAAAAACGATCCGACAACCCAGCATCTTATGAATCAGATTTTAGAAGCATCGGGACTTCCTCCCGCGAGTTTAGGTGCGCTTACCGCAGGAATGGCGGAAGCTCTCCCCGAATCGTCCACGAAACCCATAGGAGAACTAACAAGAGAAGTAATGGCTTGATAACATGACTATATCAGACATCAATGCAGAAGCGAGATCGCTTTGTGATGCAGATACAACAAGCTACATAGCCGCAGACCTTCTTAGAAGGGTGAATACTGGTTTGGAAACTTTAGTAGGGAAAATAATAAATGCTGATGGAACTTGGGAATATGACGATACTAACTATACAGACCTTCCTGTAGGCACTGGTACTCTGGTAGAAGCACAAGAATCGTATTCATTCTCGTCTGAATACCTCCAAGTTCAAGCGATAAAAGTGAAGGATGTTAACGGGAACTGGAATATCGTAGAAAACATAGACCAGTTCAATGATATAAGTGGAATAGCAATAGAGGAATACTTTTCTGCAACAGGACTTCCTCTCTACTATGATATTTTGGGAGATACAATTCGTCTTTATCCGGCACCTACTTCTACGGCAGTTACACTAGCAAGTGGTCTAAAAATTCACTTTAAGAGAACCGCAGACCTATTTACTTCTGCGCAAGTAACCACAGGAACTAAAGAACCAGGTCTTCCTTCCCCGTATCATGTTCTTCTTTCTTATTTCGCAGCTATTCCCTATTGTGCTCTTTATAAAAAAGACCGTGTAGCATGGCTTGAAAAAAAATGGGATGAGGGAGTGAAGGAAATTATTAAACATTACTCTCATAGAGAAAAAGACCGAAGGAAAGTAATGACTAACAAAGCAATAATCTACTACTAATATGGTTTCTATCTCCAACGAATCTAAAAACAACCTTACAATAACCAACGAATCAAAAACTGGTTCTACCGTAACGTGGGACGAGGCAACTATGACATGGGACGAAGCTGGAGGAACGTGGGATTCACCTGGACTTCCGATAACAAAAGAATCAAAGAATAATCTTACAATAACGAACGAATCAAAAAATTGATTAAACTTCTCGGCATAATCGGAATACCTGTTATAGCAACCGTGGCGACAATCTTCGGGGTATATAACTATGTTCCGCTTTCGGCTTTAGAGGTTTTTTCTATTCAAGGAGAGCCAAAACTTGGCGTATCTATTACAACAATTCAAGGTACTGATACGCTTTCAAGTTCCCGTGCGGTGATTAACACGAACTTCTCTAACTTAAATAATGGAAAAATAGAAAATTCTACTACATCAGTCGCTTCAATTACCACGCTTGCTTCCCTTACTTCTGCTTCTTCTCTTGCAACTGTAGGAACGATTACTACTGGTGTATGGCAAGGAACTCCTGTAGGTGCTACTTGGGGAGGTACGGGTTCTTCGACTCTTTCCGCGAATCAGGTGCTTTTGGGAAATGGTACTACTCAATTAAAAGTAGTTTCTGGCTTGGGTACTTCGGGGCAGTTTTTGCAATCACAGGGCGCGGGTGCGGCTCCTATTTGGGCGACTTCAGCAGTAGACCAAGCGGCAAATTATGCATGGACTGGTACGCATAGTTTTGCCGCTACTACAACATTGACCGCGACAACAACATTGACTGCGGGAAGTGTAAACGCATGGGCAATTGCTACTTCATCCTCGCTTGCTCCGTGGTTTAAGTTTGATAGTTCAAATTTCCGTATAGGTATTGCAACTTCCGCACCTGCGGCTACGTTTGCGGTAAACGGAAATATGTTTATATCAGGTTCATGTATTTCGTGCCTTTCAACCACATCTACGGTAACTGCGGGGGACGGAATCGCAGTAAATAATGTAACCATCACTACAAACGGCGGTTCGGGCAATTATACTCCCGTAGCGTCATTTGCGGACGCGACAACGGCAGAATGGCTCGCTTCTTTTACTGTTCCTAAAGGGGCTACGGCAATCGCAGAAGTAAGAATGGTGTATATCCGTGAGGTTGTGGCGAGTCTTATTATAGATTTCCATTCCCGATTGATAGATATGCGTAATTCATCAAGTGTTATTGGTACTGATAATTCAACAAATCAAACCATATCGGTGCCAAGCGCAGACGGGAATCTTCAGGTTTATACAATTCCATCCAGCACTTATGATGCTCTTTCTGGGATAAACGAAGGAGATATTATCGTAATTGCGATAGATAGAAGCGGTTCAGACGCGGGAGATACTTATAATGCGGCGTGGAAATTAGTAGGAGTATCAGTAAGTTTTAGATAATGGGAAAAATCGTAAATACAATCGTAAATAGGTTTGATGGAGGCATGACAAACGCCATTCGTGATTCAATTTCCTCTTTTCAAGAAGATACGATATTCGCAAAGCCATATTCACGAGTTATCAAGCATTTCGATATTTTGTCTGCTCTAGGAAAGGCAATTCCAAATTTAGACCATATAACAGATACCACAGACGGTTCTGGTGGAGGAACAATCGCACTGGACGCAATGAGTATGTTTCTTTCTTATGGGACTTCTCAATCTGCAACCGCTCAATACGCTCTTGGCACAAACGGAGATACAACTCCTTTAATTTATAAACGCGCTTCAATTCCATCAGGAACATGGCAAGCAATAACAGCATCGGCGAATGCATTAACTGGGAAAAAAGATAAACTTTTTATTGAATATAAGGGTATTTTATACGGCGCACGAACAAATGCTATATGGAATTTTAACGTAGGAACACCTGCGGCGATAACCGATGCTCAAGCTCTTACTTATACAGATATAGTTCAGGGATTGGTTCATTCAAAAGACGATATTTTGTATATTCCTTATGATAATAAGATAGCGAGTAAGAACGGCGCGGCGGCATTTAATGTAACCGCGCTTACTCTTCCTTCAAACTGTGTTATTTCGTCAATTTGTGAGTATGGGAATTATCTTGCGATTGCGACAAAACCCTTGAGTATTGGCGGACGCT